ACAATCTTTATCAGCTACAACTTCTACGCTGATAACTTTACTATTAATTCCTAATTTTGCATAATGTGCCATAATGTTCTCCTTATATATTATTTTTAATTAGCATTCAACTATTGAAATTTGTATCTTATCATTACTATTCCTGATCCACCAACACCAATACAAGCTGGTGAACTTGCTACTCCGCCTGATCCTCCACCCATATTTGTGCTTCCATTTTCTGCATTTACAACTGGAGCTGGTCCACCTTGTCCTCCATTTCCACCACCTCCGATGCCACCTTGACCAAATTTATTAGGACTAGAACCTACTGCTCCTCCACCACCACCGCCAGCAAAATATCTTGTATTAGCAGCGGGTCCACCTTCACCATAACTTGGAGCTGTTGGGCCTATAAATCCATCAGGAATATTAGAACCTATTCCTCCACCTCCACCACCACCTGGGTCTCCATCACCTCCTGCTGCGCCTGCTCCACCACCAGCTCCGGCAGCTCTGTGTACTGGATTTGAACCAGGACCTATCGCACCTGATGCACTTCCTCCATCAGTACCTTGAGCAGGACTAACTGGAGGAGTATTTCCTGATCCACCCGACCCACAGTTTGTTCCGCCACCACCGCCTGAACCTCCTGCTGCACCTGCTATAGCTGGATATTGACCTCCACCTCCACCTCCTGCTGAAGTGATTGTACTAAAAACTGAATTTGCTCCATTACAGCCAGCCCCACAACCTGCTGGAGCTAATCTTCTAGCTCCTCCAGCTCCTACTGATATTGGAAAACTTGTTGCTGTAACTGTTACTCCTGCGGGAGCCACTAATGGACTACCTGCTGGACTTAATTGAGAAAAATATCTAAATCCACCTGCTCCTGCACCACCACCCTCTGGTCCTGATAGACTTCCTCCTCCACCACCTGCTACAACTAAATAATCAACTACATTATCTGCAGCAGATGTTGCAGTAGCACTTACATTAAACGTACCACTAGATGTAAAAATATGAGTTTTAAAATTTCCACAAGTAACTACTGTTCCACCGGTTGCAGTTACAAAAGCATTTCCTACTACGGTATCATCTGTTTGAATATTTATCCAACCTTTTGTGCCATCCACATAAACTAATGTAACTGAATCTCCTTCAGTATTTAAAGTTGCATCTAGACATAAACCACCAATTTTTGATCCACCTCTACCAACTGTTACTGCATTTGAATCAAATGTTCCTGCATAATCTTTTAATGAGACAATATCTCCTGCACTAGGGCTGGAAGGTAATGTAACAGTTACTGCACCTCCACACGTATTAATAAAATAACCTTTTCCTGAAACCGCTGTTAAAGGTGAAGTTTTTGCAGTAGTACACCAATCAACTGTTCCAGTACGACCAAAACCTGTTTGAGAAGCACACGCACCTAAAGCAATAGTATTTCCAGCTTCTCCTAGAGTTACTGTAGATCCTGATCTTGGTGCAATTGTATTTACTTTAATTTTACTCATTAAACGATTACCAATGTTCCTGTTACTGTTACTGTTCCTGGAATAGTAATGGGTCCTGCAAGGACTCCATTCTCTACAATTTGAACACCATCAATTGTTGCCGCTTGATTGGGTATAAAATCGTTAGGGCTATACTGCCCTCCTATATATTGGATTCCATTTATTGTTGCCGTCATAATTCTTCCTATGAACTAATAGTATCAATGTATGAACAAGTAACATCTAGTGAACTTGCCGTATCACTAACTGCTTCTAATACATCACCACTAGCCAAAACAATTTTTGCTCCACCTTGAATTAATTCAATAGCTGAATTTGGTGGAATCACAACTCCTTTAGCTATAAAGTAGTCGGCTCCGCCTTTTGCAATTTTAACATCAACTGTAATAGTTGCTGTTAAAATATTACAGCATCTAATACCTATTACTGCATCATAATTTCCTGCAGTTAAGATAGTAGTGTCGCCTGTTCCGATTGTTCTTACTAAACTGTTTCTAAAATCTTGTGCCATATTTTATCCTTATATCAGAGAGCTACCGCCATAGCAATTGCAAAACCTTGTCCCGCTGCGTTAACCGTATTTCCACTTGCATCTAAATAAACTGATTTAGAAGCAGGTAGTGTACAGAATACATCTTTTGTACCCGCAGAAAAATCAACAACTGCATCTGAATTAGAACTACTAATAATTGTAGTTCTTTGAAGATTAGTTGTTGTGCTTAAAGTACCCAAACCAACTTCAAACTCACTTGTACCTTGATTAAAAATACAATAATAAGTGGTATTGCTAGTTCCAATTCCTGCTGCAAAAGTATCAAAGCCAGTAGCAGCTGTTCCAGAAATAGCAAAAGTTGTTTGACTATTTCCTGTCGCCGTACTAGTTGTTTTTACTCTATCATTTATTACTAAAGCCATTATTCTCCTTAAGCCATACTAATTATAGCATCACCAGGTGTACTTGGACTAGGGAAAGTAATTTTAAATGTACCATTAGTACAAGTTTTACTTCCACCAAAATCTAAAACTACACATAATCTATTTGCTGTACTATCTACAGTACTGCTATTATAGATAGCTCCAAAAGCTGCAGTGATTGTAGCAGATGTCCATTCAGTATCAGCAAAATCTACAGAAGCAACTGCAGTTGACGACGCAACCGCTTGTGAAGTTAAAGTATTTCCTCCTGCTCCATAAGCAGTACCGGAAGTTCCAACTTCATTCGCCGTATTGTAAACTGTACTTGAAGTATTGTAAGGACTAGATGTGTATAATGCTAATTTAAAAGTGTTTCCTCCAGACGCAAAATCGTGATGCGCTGAAAATAAACTTCCTCTAAAAGAGTAAGGTATTACATTTGCCATTTATTTATCTCCTTCATAGTTAATAACTTGATGGTGATTTGGATATTAATTGAGCGCGAATGACACCATCCTCGTATTCGCTTCTGCGTCTCTGGCCGATTTGCTCGACTGAGTACGATTCTAAAGCTTCTTGATAAGCCGCTTTATAGTATTGTAGCATATCTTGCGGACCTTTCAAGTATGCATATGTATTTACCAGAGTTGCATACAAAAGTAAATCAGGATATTTATTAGACAAATAAGTCCCTGTAAGAGCTTTATTTGTATCGGTTAAACTAGTGGGCTCTTTATTATAAGCCATCGTTACTTCATATTGAGCATTAGGTGTAGGTGCTACAATCCAACATTCTTCATTCCAATTAGCCCAATATTTAGGAATAGAAGTAGAACCTGAATTAGGTGTATTATAATATTCTGCCATAAAACTTGTATCTCTTTGATCTAAATAAATTTGTTCATCATTACTATTTTTTAATTGAACATATCGAATTACTCTACAATCAGCCGGAATACTTACATATCTTTTATTAATAATTGTATTTGATACCGCATAAAATCTTTCATTATCTACATCCACCGCTCTAAAAATAGTATGTTCTGCGTTTTTAATAATTCTTTCTAAAACAGTATCAGTTAATACTGTGTCAGAAACTTCTGTATAGTTTCTAATATCTGTTTGTAAATTTGCTAAAGTATATGCCATTATCCGTTAACTACTCCTAATGTTGCTGGTCCAGCTGAGTTGTTTAAACCTCCGCCATTAACATCACCAGTTGTTGCATTTTGTTCTGGATCAAAATAAAACCAATTTTCTGGTTCAGTTAAAGTTCCAGGTGCTGTTGTTATAACTGAAGATGAATTAATTTTTCCTAAACCAATTGTAAAACCAGCAGCTTTACTTAAATTTGAAATTCCATCAATAGTAGGAATAGTTGCAAACTGTTGCATATTTCTATTATCAGCTGGATCACTTCCTCCTGGTCCATCTGATGTTACTACAGGGGCTCCTCTTAATCTTACTGTAGATAAATTTTTTCTTTGATGATTTGGTGAATAAACATTTACATAAGAAACTACCGCAGCTTTAACCGTTGTAAATGGATTATTAGGTAATAAAATTAAACTATCAACTGATGCAGGTTGTGGTCGAGCATTTCTTAAAGCTTGTGGATCTCCACCGTGAAATCTTGGATCTAATTGTGGTTGTTTAGGTTCATATTCTGAATAATGAACTAAAAACCCATTCCATTCTCTAACCATTTCTCTATATGGAAATGCCATTCCTGATCTATCAGAAATAGCCAGTGATCTTTTACCTTTTGCAAAAACTCCAGCCATTATACTCCATCTCCATAAAATGTTTGTGGTGTAATATATGTAGATGTTCTTTGTCCATCTTCTGCTACTGCTCTAGCTAATTCATCTTCATATATCATTTTTAAATCTGCTATTCTGTCAGGAGAATATTTCATACTTAGGTAATAAGCTAGACCTGAAATTAAACAAGGATAAAATCTAAAAATTACATCAGATGTGTTGGTATATGCTCCAGCATCTTCTAATTGAGCCATATAATAAAAATTAACTGAATAATTTGCTCCAGAAAAACTAGAGCTTGGTGTTGTGTATAAATAAATATTTGGTGAAGCAGTAATTGTTCCTGCTGCATTTCTTACATACGCTTGTCTTTGAACATAATATTGTGAAGGTGTACCTTTTGATAATTTATTAGGTAACGCAGAATAACTTGATCGATCTATTTTTGATAAAGCTGTATCAACTGGTGCTGTTGCAGTTGTGTTATTTCTAATATAAGATTCTAAAACATCACTTATATCAGTAGGAAAATTAGCTGTATCAGAAGTGTAATTATATAAAGCTTGACCCTCTACTAAAGGAACACTTGCTAATTTAATTTTCCAAAGGTGAATACCTCTATTTCCCCATTCAGACAATAAAATATTTAAAGAACGTCTAGCACTTTTTAGTTGATAGCCAGTTCTTGCTCCTCTTACGTTTGTTCTTTCGTAAGCTTCTTCAATTATATCATCAATCGAAGGATTGAATGTCGTTGTTCCCGACGTTGCCATTTATCCTCCTACGCGTAATAGAATGTTACATCAGCGATAGTTGTCAAACTTACCGTTGGGTTGGTATTACATTTAATACCTGTACCAGGTAAAGTAACATTATAAACCATTGGGCTTGAAGAACCATTAGGAGTTCCCCAAACTGCTAAAGAAGTTCCATTATCTTCTAAATCTATAGATCCCGCGCCTGCTGTACAGTTTGCAGAAAAACCTAAAATTCTTGCAGGGCCTGCAAAAATTACTTGATTAGCAGCCGTGCTTGTTATTCTTTTAGCTTTTATATCTACTGGATATGTGCTCATATTTTTTGTTCCTTATTAAGTTAAGTGAGCTCCCGAAGGAGCTCACTAGTATTTAGTTATTATACAGACAGGTTAAGTGTTTGTGATCCAACAACTCCAATAAATGTTAAAGTCATTGTTACACCTGAACCACCTGGAACTCCAGATACCACAGCTGCTACTTCATCTGCTGTAGATAAAGCGCCATCTGTTCCAGAGATACCTCTTAAGCCATTACAACCAAAGATACCTTTGAATCCAGTTGAATTTACTGCAACTGAAATACCATCAACATAGTCATCAGTATCAGCTTGAACTCCAATGTCTTGTAAGTTCACAGCGTTTGCTGCTGCAGTGTCAACTGTAACCATTACCGCTACAGGTAAAAAGTTATCAGGCATTCCGATAGATGCTTCGTTTGCAGTTGTAGCTGCTGCACCAATCGTGATTGTAGCTTGGTATGTTTGAACTGTAAAACTATCAGTTGCAATTGAGTTAAGCAATAAAGCTCCTGCTCTGCTTGTAGCAGTAGTGTTCGCTTTAGCTGCTGATTGCAATTCTGCGTATAGAGTTACAGCACCTGTTGTACTATTTTTGACGATTGATTCAAATCCATTCTCTGAACGAACCGGACCGTTAAATGTAGTGTTTGCCATAATTAATCCTCCTAGTTTTCTGAACGTAATCTCTAGGCCGTCGACTATACTCGTTTACGTTCTGATTTAATGTATAGTATTTAAAATATATATGAAATTTGTGAAGAGTGCAAGAGATCCCTATAGAAATGTACGATTTCTAACGAGTAGCGATTTAAGTTGCTACTGAAACTTCTGGAGCCGCATTTAAAATTGCATTTTCTCTATCTGCAATTTTATTTTCTTCCAACTTAATGTCAGTAATGACTTGTTTAATTTTGTCATCAATCCTGACCATATTTAGAGTATATTTACCATTTTGTTCATACTCCAGTTGCCACTTCAACTCCAAGGACCTTTTTTGACTGTATAGGTCTTGTATCATTAATAACCTCCTCATAGGTTATACGTTTACATCGATGATCCATACTTTTTTCACCGATATATTCCCACTTTACACCTTTTTCTCCTAGTTTGTCAAGGATTGCTGACTCAATAGAATCAACATTATCTTCCGCTAAAATTTCAAAGATAGCGTGATAATCATAAGCCCATATTTTTACTAGGAATTTCTTCATTTTTACACCTTATTTTGAGATTGAGGCGGAACTGTGTCCGCCTCAAAATATTTACTTTATTATATTGCTGATCCGAAAATACCTCTAGGGTCAGAGAATCCGAAAACGTATCTCTCTCTAGCTTTGTATCTTACATTACCAGTATCGAAGTCACCTTCCATTGAAGTTTTCAATGGTGCTCTTGTGAAGTGCTTCAAGCCATTAGGTACATCAGTTTTAACGAACCATTTCGCTGTGTCAGTTAAGTAGTGATTAACTACATAACCTTCAGGAACCGCACCCATATTATTGATTGCGTTGATGTCGTTATCTGCTGTGCCCGTTCTGCCTTTAGACTTCATAAGTCTCTCAGCTGTAAATTGAAGAGCAGAAGGAATAATTAATTTCATTCCTCTAGCTGCAACTTTCAATCCTCTTTCATCTGTGAACGCTGCAATGTCAATCAATGCTTGTTCTAAAGATGTTTCATTTAAATCAGCTGCTGTAGCTAATTCATTTGAAAAAGATCCAGCAAGTGTAGGGTGGTCAGTAGCGCAAAGCTCTTTACCATCTCCACCTGCATATGCTGCAGTGAACGCGTTATTTAAAACAGCCGCGCCTTTAACTTGTTTAGTATTTGCCATAGATCTAGCCAAAGCTTTTGTGTATCTGCTAGCAAGTCTATCATACAAGTTGTCCTCGATCGCTTCTTCAGTGATCGCGAACGCAAGTGCGATTGTTTCGTTAGTATAACGTGCAGTGAAAGTCTCTTGCGCACTATCGAAAGTTACGCCTTGACCTTCAGGTTTAACAGCTGCATTAGCAAAACCAGATAACATTACTTCTTCTTCAAAAGCTCTGTCACTGTTTTCTGTTTCGAAAATTTCAGCTGCTTCGTTTACATATTGTTTATACTCAAGTCCAAATAGTGCATTTAGACCTGGCTCTAGTTCTTTAACTAGTTGTGCTCTTGATATTGCCATAGTTTATACTCCTATCCTTCCTTAGTATTTAACAGACATAATTGATCCTGGAGCAAATCTAACGATAAGGTTAGAGTTCAGAACCGAATTGTCTGAGTTTAAAGGATCGTTAGCGACTCTTACAATCATAAATGCTGCTTGGCCTGCGCCAGCCGCTGCTGAAGAACCAATATCAAGTTTTGATTGAGATGTTCCTTCGTGCGTTGTGCCTGCTGTTGCACCATCTTCTACATTGTAAGTTAAGTCAGGAACCATTATTGAAATAGCCGCTGCTGCGTCTGCTTTCACAACGTATTCCTGCATTGGATTGTCATTAACGAAACCTATTCCATCTGATGAACCAGTGTTATAGTCAGTACCGAATGTTTGACCTGACGCAACTGAATTTCCCCAAGTTGGTTTGCTTGTAGTACCATCTATATAGAAAGCACCATTAAACACTCCAGTCATTGGTAAAATGTTTGCTGCGTTGTTCGCCCATTGGTAACCGCCTGTAATCCCGTCGTCCATAGTGGCATTAGCTGCATCCTGTAAGTATCCAGTATCTCCCGCACCTTGTTTAGAACAAGGATTGTTTTGAAATAGACCTTTTCCAGGAGCTGACTTAATTGGGTACTCAGATAGACCTTGAGTAGCTGGTGTGCTACCTAAAGTATAAACTGATCTAAACCCAAATCCGCCTGTTTCATTAGCCATAGTTGTCTCCTTTATGTTTATCCGAAGATAAACGGGTTATAGTTAATTCGCTGGTTTAGGAATTACTAAATAATTAGTTTTTCTTTGTACCACCGAAGGTTACACGAGTCTGACGATCTTGATTGATCGGCATACTTGGATGTTGTTCCTTCATAAGGTCGTTATTTATAGCTTCTTCTTTGGCTTCGTTCTGTTTATTATAATAATCTTCACGAGCCTTCGCGACCTCTTCTGGTATCCTTGCCAACACAAGGCCTCCCACTCCGATCATTCCTGCGTATTTACCTTCGTTTAAGACTGGATATTTAGAGTCAGGATATTCATCTCCTCTTACGAGTTCCCAGCCAGATCGCTGCATAGCAGCCATATTACTGGTATCTTGAAATCCCATTGACTCTGCTCTTATCCATCTGTGCCTAAAACCTTCTGGCGCAGGGGGTGCATCGAGTGATGAGGGTGGAGTCCATACAACTTTTCGAGCTTCTTGCTCTCTAGTCTGACTCGCACGTGAAGTTTTTACTTTATCTTTTTCCATATGCTTATACTCCTTCCGTGATCTTTAGTTGTTTTGCATAATCTTCAAGTGGCACACCTAATCTTTTAGCAATTGCTACCTGTGAAGGTGTGAGTTTGACAGTTTTTCTGCGTCCTGTATTAGCTGAACGTTTTGCTGATGCTACAGTCTGGGCAGGTTTTGCCTTTTCTGTAGTATTTGATTCCATCTTATCAAATTTTTGCGGGAATTCAAGTCTTATTCTTTTATCAACTTCCGCATAGTATTCGTCACTTTTAGGATCAAAGCCTTCTTCTTCTACGAGCTTCTTATGTATATCAAAAGCCGTATAAGTCATTGCAGAATTATTACCAAACCAAGTATTTTTAGCTGCCCAGTCCTCTGCTCGAGGGTCGGGAGTAATATTAGCTCTCTGTTGTTGAGGCGTAATATTAACTTCTTTCTTAGGTTTAGATTCATTTGCAATTTTCATCGCATTCAGTCTTGCTGAGTCCATAGTCAAATTTGCAATTTGTTCTTGGGCCGCAATCTGTCCATCAACGTTTTGAGATTCAATAGCAGTTTTAAGAGCTTGTTTGGCTGCTGCCATACTGTTCTTAACTCTACCTTCAAATTCAGAAACGTAAGATTTGTCTAATTTAGAAAATCTATTTTCTAAATCTTCTTTATCTTTTTTTGCCGCTTGTGCGAAAGCAACAGCTTCTTCTTTTTGACGCTCTGCTTCTCGCATTTTTCGAGTTAATTTAGAAATACGCTTTTGAACACCTTTGCTGTATTCTTCTAACTCTTCTGATTTCTTCTCTTCCTTAGTCTCTTCCTTTGGTGTCTCCACCTT